GTCTTCAATAACGTTAACAAATGATCTAAATTCTTTTGATCTGTTACTCATGTCTTTCCATGAATCAGATGGTGTATTTAAAGCATGGGATACTTCATGTCCGACAAGCATATCATATACGTGTTTACATTTTTGTTCTTCTTTAAATACTGGGATTGTTAATACTCTATTGACTACATCAAACGAAGCAGTTTGTACGGCATTTTCCTGTACTTCAATATTTTCAGTAGCAAGTAATTTTGCAAGTTGCGATTTATTTTTCATAGTGTCTTTAGTCATAATATACACTTATGCTATACTATATTGATTAATAAATCAAGCATTAAATGGTACGGGAAATAAGGGTTTTTAGGAATAATTTTTAGAACAAAACGAGAACACGTGGTTTTTTACTTGATTCCTATGAAGATTGGCTCATATTTTCTGCCTGGAATGTCAGGTCTTGCGAATCGCCCTACGTAATTTTGAGATTGTTTCTTTTCTGTTTCTGTGCCTTCTAGTGTAGATTGTATCTTTGTTCCTTGTTGAGTTGATAAAGATAACCACCATATCTGTATATCTTTAAATCCTGCCTCAACCATACAATCGTAGGTATCTTCTTCAAAGGTCTTATATGATTTTACATTTGCAACATTGAAACCTGCATATTTACCTGGTTTCAAACCTTTGTATGCGTTCTTTATAGTCTGTAATAAGAAACCATTACGCCATGCGTCTTGTTGTGGGAATTTGTTAAATGATTGGTCTTCTTCATCACCATATTGTTCATGTCCTAAATAAGGTGGCGATGTAAATACAAAATCTAAACTATTGTCTTCAGGTATAAACGTTTCTGATCCTTGTTTCAATAGTGTGTATTTTTTGTGAGAGTGTCCATAATCATCTCTTATCTTTTCTAAACCTGCATATGTAGGAACACAAGGGTCTGTGCCTATGTAATTTACCCCAGCTGCAATTGCACCCATTAAACGACCACCATAACCCATACTAGGATCCCAAACTGTACCTGCTTCAGTACCTTCTAGTGGACTATCTTTCTCTACAAATATATCATATAAAGTTGCGGCTGCTGTAGGTCTGAAATTAGATACCATTTGAGTACCACTATATCTTCTCAACATAGCTCTCATATCTGAATCTGTAATTTTGTGTGCTTCTCGCTTTGTGAAGAAAGTACCTGTAAGTATCTTGTTAATACCTTTTTCTAAATGTTCTTCATCTTCCCATATCTCCATAGGTGTCTTCATCTTACCACATTTAATTGACCATGCGTGGTGCATATACGACCATGCAAGTGTTAACCCATGTGTAGATTGACCTATGATTTTATTTTGAGTATCTAATAAAGTATCTCTATTAAATGACGTAAGTTTATTAAACTCATCATCTCGCCATTTTCTATCTTCAGGATAGTATGGGAATCCTTTATTCTGTTTCCAGTCCTGTATTACTTCTTTTGCGTTTGACATATACGTTACCTGGTAAGGTGCCTTTTGCCCAGCTTGTCTTACCGATTAATTTCATATTCATTTTAACATAAAACTTATTAGCTGTCAAGTTGTCAGCTCTTACTGATAAAAATACATCACTAGGGCAATAATCAAAGAAGTTGTTTAGTATAGCCTGGGCAGTACCAGAGCCTGGCGAATCACTTGCAATCTGGTGTAATACAGTATCGCCTTTTTGTAGTTGTACATCGCCTATCTTTTGTCTTCGTTTTGCGTGATGAAAAGTTATCAGTATACCATCTTCTAATATGAGTTGCTTTCTTGCAATCATACGCTTCATGTAGTCTGTACGTACATGTGGAAACCATTTCTTATGGCTGTAAAATATAGATTTTACTTTTTCAAAATCCGATGGGACTGCAAATATCATCTTCTAACTCGTCTGCTTGTTTTAATAAGTCTTCTAATCTAGGATTGTTATAACAATCTATAACTAAATGTAATCTGTCAAAGTCTGCCTTATTGTGTACAGCGTGAGCAGCTGTAACATCTACAAAGTAATACTTACCTACATCTAAATGAAAGCAATGCTCTTTTTTCTTTTCCCATAGATAAAAATATACATTTTTACTTGTTCTTAATGGTACGTGTAATCTAACAATCTTGCCTTCTTTTATTTCTTTATCTACTTTGTCTGTATGTTTCTTTATAGTTGTACCTGCTTTTAATCTCATAACCCTTACACGTTCAAACTCTGCTGGTATATGAGATAGTATTTCTTTTAAAGGTAATAGGTCAGGTTCTTCGTATAGACTTGTCCATCTTAATTCTGCTGGTTCTACATCTGACTTTAATACACCAGGTTTTAAAATGTTACCTATGTCATCACTATATCCTTTTATAGATACAGCATCCCAATCACCCTTTGCATTGTATTTTGTTTTTACTGCTGAATACGATAAGTTATCTAAAAATTTTATAGCCGTATCTAATGGTTGTATGTATTCAGGTAAATCTAATTCTTTTAAGACTTTTGTTTCCATAACTTTGTTACCCTTTTTATTTCCTTATCTCTCTTTTTTAGAGCCATATTTAATTTTAATTTACTGACTAATTCTGTAAATACTCTTCCTTGCATATGGTCTAATTCGTGTTGATAACATCTACTTACAATGCCATCAAATTCTTCTTCCACAGTTTCTAGTTGTTCATTTAAATATTTAACTTTTATTTTTTGTGGTCTTTCTATATCTAAAAATAGGAAAGGAAAAGTTAAACAACCTTCTTTGTATCTAATCGTGTCTTTACTCATATCTGTAATTTCAGGATTAATACACACCCACTTTCTACCTTTTTCTATATTTGCATTATCACCCATTACAAACATACGATATGGTTTACCTACTTGATTTGCTGATAAGCCTATACCACCATAGTTTTTCATTGTTTCAAACATGTTGTTACAAAATTCTGTAACACTTATCTTTTCTTGTTTCTTAAATTCTTCTATATCAAAAGGTACTATGCTTGATAGGACTCTTTCATCTGTTGGTGGTAACAATGTGTATATCATGCTGCTATCCTTGTAAAGTTTTTATATTTTTCAAACTTAATTATATTTGTAAATTTATCAAATAGTATATCGCCTTTGTGTGATATAATAAATGTGTTTTCTTTTGATAGTGTTTTAAGTATTTTAAAAAAGTCTTCGGTACCTTGACCATCTAAACTACTATCAAATATTTCATCTAGTATTAATAGATTTGTATTAGTACTATTTTTCATTTTTGCAATTGTACGCCATGTAAATAATAATGCAAGGTCTATTCTTAATTTTTCACCTTCACTAAAACTATTATAATTAAACGTATCTCTATATCTACTTTTTATTGTTTCGTTAAATTCTTGGTCTAGTTCAAAGTTAACAAAGAAGTCCATAGATTGTAGGTACTTATTAATTAAATTATTCATTATTGGCAGATACTTCTTAATGATGTTTGCTTTAACACCTGTATCATTAAGTATTTCTCTAGCAACATCAATATATTTCTTTTCTTCTACAGCCTTGTTCTTCTCTACGTTTACTAGTTTTAAGTCTTCTTTTATTTGTTCTAATTCTTTTGCTACGTTGTTTGTATTATCTGTATCGTTTTCTAGTTTAGCAATTTCAGTATCTAGTCTATTTGAGTGTCTATTGATTTCTGAAATAGATGTATTTACTTTTGCAACAGAAATATTTAAATCATTTAATCTTTGATTGATTACTTCCATCTCTTTGATTTTACCTTTATTGTTTTCTATTTCTGCAAATAGTTTTTGTAGGCCTTCTTCTAATTCATTAATCTTTTTCTTGCCTTCATATATTTGTGTTTGTTTAAATCGTTCATCAATAGGTTGTGTACACGTAGGACAATTATTGTTTTGTTCAAAAAAATTAACTTTCTTTTTGTGCGTTTCTAAATTGTGTTCTATCTTTGTTTCTAGTTTTGCTAGTTCAGTTTCTTTTCTAGTGTGTTTTTCACCACCCCACATCTCTGCTTTTGTAGATATAATTTTTTCATTAAGCAATTGTAGTTTTGACATATATTCATAATTACTTTGGTCGTTTTCTTTTCTTTGTTGCTTTCTATCTTCTATATCTGTATTATCTCTATTTTGTATTTGTTCAAAATGAGCCTTTTGTAATTCGTATTTTTCTGTCATCAAATCATATCTATGTTTTACATCAACAACAGCCTTGTTTAGTTCACCTTGTTTCTGTCTTAACAATAAATCCATGTGACTAAAAACTCTTATGTCTAATATTTCTTCTACAACCTCTCGTCTGTATCTAGCACGTAAGTGCATAAAAGGTTCGTATGATGTTGATCCAAGGATGACCACCTGGCAGAAAGCACGATAGTTACATTTTAAAATGTTTTGTTCTAAAGCATTTTGATAATCTACATTATTAGCGTCTTGGTTTAATAATACATCATTACAATAAACTTCAAACTTGTTAGGTTTAATACCTCTAATTACTTTATATTGTTTATTGCTTGTTTCAAATTCCACTTCTATTTCACAATCATTTTGATTGATAGTATTTACAAGTTGTTCTTTCTTTATATCTCTAAAGGCACGATTGAATAAAGCAAAACATAGTGCGTCAAGTAAAGTAGATTTGCCTGCACCGTTCATACCAATGATAAGTGTTGATGGTGACTTTCTTAAATCTACTTCTATAAATTGATTACCAGTAGATAGAAAATTACGCCATCTTAATTTTTTAAAATATATCATACGTTGTTGTCGTTAGCTTCTATGTAAATTGACTTTAAGTATTCCTTTAACTTTGTTTTGTTTATATCTGTTTCTAATTGATCTACGTAATTATTTAGGAATGTAACTGTATCTTCGCCCATTTCTAATATGTCTTCTCTTACGCTAGCTTTAATATCAGAATAATCCTCTACAATATTTAAATCATGTACACTTATCTCATTATACAATCTTTCCACAAATTTGTCAAATACCTCGTTATTAGTCTTATTTAATACGATTAATTTAATAAAGTGTTCGTTGTATGGTTGTATATCAAAGTTTGTATAATCATGTTTCTTATCATCATAAATTATCTTTTTATGTATGGTAAGTGGATTAGATATTCTTGTCATCTCTCTTGTTTCTGTATCAAAAACATGAAACGCTTTTGGGTCTTTATAGTCTGACCATGTCATCTCATATTGAGCACCACAATAGAATATCTGACCATCATCTGTATGTTTGTGAAAATGACCTGAAACTACTTTTTCAAATCTACTAAAATCTGATTTTGCTAAACCGTATTCATTGATTACGCCATTTTGCATTTCAATACCTTTGATTTCTAAATGACCAAAACATAAATCTGCTTTAGCTGTTCTTAACATTTCCATAGAGTGTTCATAGTTGTCATCACAAATCCAAGGTGTAAATAAAATAGGTGTGCCATCAAAATCTACAACAGTTGATTTAGTATAGATAAATGGTTCGTTTACTTTATCAAATGATGAGTATAGATTTTCTATAGCATTTACTTTATTAGTATTCTTAAAATAGGTATCGTGGTTACCTATAATAATATGTGTATCAATCTTTTCATCATAGAGTCTATCAAAAAATTGTTTTCTAAAAATAGAAGCAGTTTGAAAGTTAATAAACTTTCTTCTATCTACAACATCACCTAAATGTACTAACGTTTTAATGTTATGTTCTTTTAGGTATGGGAAAAAGATTTCATTATAAAATCTAAGCTGATATTTTCTAAACGCTTCAGAGTCATTACGAACACCGAAGTGTGTATCATTCAATAGTGCAATTTTCATTATACGTCTAAAACACTTGTGTAGGTTCTTCTTTTTCTTTTCTTTATTTTAATTTCGTTCTTTTGTGGTTCTTCAGTTGATGGTTTATTCTTTCTTAAAAATTCTAAAAATTGGTTTTTGTAATCATTATTTGTGTCGCCTGGTAGTACAGCAAACTCATCTATGTTTGCTTGTTCTATCATCTTGTATTTTATATTAGATTGTTTTTTCTCTTTCTGTATTCTTCTAATAAAAGCATAATATATTATTTGCGTAAAGTAAGCAAAAGGATTATTAGACTTGTCTGGATTAAAGTTTTTAAGATATTGTAAACAATTTTCTATACCATCAGAAATCATATCATCTCTAAATGTATAGTTAATAAAATTAGGTCTATAAGATAAGTGATTCGCAATCTTTAAAAAACATTCACCTATATAATTAGTGACAGGTGGGTGTTTTCTTTTTCTTTTTTCTGCTTTATCACACTTATCCTTATACTCAATCATCGCCTGTAGAAACTTTTTGTTATCTACATAATGTTCGGATTTTTTCTTTGTTCTACTCATGGTTATATAATACTATAGGTTGTCAAAATTGTCAAGCTTTACACGTTTGAAACTACCTTTTCCTTTCTTTGGTTTTACTACTCGGGATTTGTACTTTGGAGTACGTACCTCTTTTGCGATAGGATTTGTTTTAAAAATCCTGTCAAAATTTTGTCTATATTTGTCGTTAGAAATTCTACTTTTTCCGTCCCATTTACCTGGCATAATTTAATCCTCACGGCCGCTTGACATAATCTAATTCCCGTTGTATAATACCCATGTGGGTTGTTACCGAGGAGAATAGCTACCCTCTAGTGCAACTTCTTTGAAGGCATTTTTAATAAGTCAGCGACTTCTTTTATATCATCCTTTGTTATATCATTCTCATAATTGGAAGCGGCACGATCTAGTTCTTCGTCCGACATCTCTCTTTCAATAAATCCTGGTAAGGCCTGTTTTGTGTGTTTTAGTGCGTGTGTTAGATCACTATATCTTTTAGTGAAACCTTGTGTGGCATTGCATATTGTAATAATTTTATCAACAGGAATGGTGACTATTTTTTCATCTGTAAAACCAACCCATTTTACTAGTGCAATATAATCAGATATACCTTGCTCAGTAATACGAGGTACGTATTTAATTAGCATAGGTTCTTGCAACCTTAATAGTTTAGAGTTTTCAGGTAATTGGTCTTTATGTAGAGGAAACCTACAACAGATTTCTTCTCCAGAAACCAGTCTGATTATCTTAACCGTTTTGTCATTAACACGATCAATCATATAGCTATTTATCTTTCTTAAGCGTTATTAAGGCACAATGTGAGCCACCTAATTCCTCTTGCATTGCATAGTCTAATAGAGCTGTTTCTTTAAATACTTTCATATTGTAATAACCTTTACCTTTTCCAGGGTCCTGCTCTCCTGGTATATAGTCATGGAATATTATTTTAAAAGAGTCCTTTGTTCTTTTTAATATTTGTTCACAATCTAATTTTGTTATAGAGCCATCTACGAAAACAAAATCAAAGTCATAGTGCATATAAGATTCCCAATAAACTTTACTTTCAGTAATAAATCTATAACAATCTATATTATACTCAAATATATCGTTTCTGTCAATGGTGTACACCTCAGCGTTGAGTCTTAATGCGGCTGTACTTTTACCTGTACCTGTACCTATCTCTAATATCTTTTTAGAGCCTTGACTCTTATCTAATAAAAATTTAAAATCTTCGTCTGAAATCATTTTAAATCTACGCTGTGTATTTCATAGTCAAAGCTTTCTCTATTATAGATGTTAACTCTTTCCTGAAAGTGTGTTAATGTGAAGTTCTTTTTATCTTTGTATGTAAGGTCGTCTGAAATATCATAGACTGTAGCAGACTGTTTCTTATCACCGACACGAAGCCCACGGCCAATGCTTTGCAATATTCTTATAGGGCTTTTACTAGGGCTACTAAAAACAATGTTGTGTAAATTACGAATATTGATACCAGTGCTGAACGTCCCGAAAGAAGCGATAATAATTGCGTTGTCCGACTTTTCTGTGATTGCTCTAATTTTTTCTCTATCATTTGTTTCAGTTCCCCCATAAACGAAAAACACTTTTCGCTTTGGGTCTACTTTTTCTTTAATCAGTTTATATAAAATCTCTCCGTGTTTTTCAACAAGTTGAAATAGACACAATGTATTACCATTAAGTGCTAAGGTTAGATTTCGTATGTATTTATTACGAGCAGTATTTTGAGTGAGGTATTCTAGTTCTTCAAAGTATTTTACACCATATACTTTTTTGGCTTCAGTTTCAGGATACTTTAAGTTCAGACATTTGATTTTTAGATTTGCAAGTTGTTTTCTTTCTATCAGTTCAGTAGTAGATACAACTTTGTTGACCATACCAAACAGACCTTGCAATACTAACTTGTGTGTTTTACTATCATCTAACGTACCTGTAAGACCTATTCTATA